TTCATTCTTGACAATCACATTGTGGTTCTTTAATAAGACCCTCTAAGTAATCGGTGACTTCATCTTCATCCAATGCAGCATATGCATTAGACTTATCTTGTACGTCTCCCATAACCTGAAGGCTGTAGTACAAGGAGGTTTGGGGTGAACCCAACCACTCTTCCACGAACGCATTGTCGTATTCTATAACATCACTCCAAGAGTTGAAGCTATAGCCATGAAGAAGTCCTGTAGTATTTAATAGTTTCATGAAGCCATCTGCTACACGCTTGTATGCGTCCCAGCCAACTTCACTGGCAATCTCTACATTGCCATAGTCATATTTTTGCACACCGAAAGTACCGCTGTCACGGTCTACGGTTCTTGCAATAGGTGGTGCGATCTCTGGAGTACATGTGTACCCATCTAAGTCTTCGCTTCTGTAAGAACACGAAGCAGTAGGAGCAATAGCAAATGCTCTTACCATATCATTAGCTCTAGCTATACAAGAAGCTGTGTCTATACCTTTGGCTAACTCAGACACCAATATACCAGCTTTTCCTCCAACAGAAAAACCAGCATTGTAAGAATCTAAAGCTTTACCAAATGTATCATACGTTATACCTTCACGCTTGAGGAGATTCGAGAGTCCAAGGAATCCAAGTCCGACCTGCTTGTCAGTCGATGAGGGAAGATATTCTCCAGACCCTCCAATACCTGTTCGGCCATGAAGACGGCACAATTCGGACATACCTTTAGCGAGAGCCGTCTGTATGTCGCCGATACGACAGGCACCGAGATTGATATGTTCGAGAAGGCATGTGCCTCGTGAGGGCAGGTAAACCTCAAGACATACGTTCCCGTAGATTCTTTTACCTTCTCTGTCATATTTAATTTTGTTGAGCCAGATGTCTCCTGATTTGATTCCATAAATTAAAGCATCCTTTGTTAGTGAATCGGTTTTGTCCCATTTCTCTTTGTCGAGATTAACACATCTCTTGATCCAAGGGAGTTCGGATCTAGGAGTAGTAATAAAATCAACGATATCGGCATGGTCAATATCACAGTGAGCAACAATAGCCCCGTTCTTATAGACCCCACCTCTTCTGAGTGTTTCATTTAATACTGAGTAAATTTTTGCAAACGAGACTGGGCCACTCGCAACAAGTCCCTTGCCATTCTCAGTTCCTTTAGGTCTAAGGTTGGATAAGTGGATTGCAACGCCTGCTCCGTATCTAAGAGCATGGCTCGCAAATCTCCAAGACGCTTCGATTCCATTTTCTCCTTCCATTGAGTCTTCAACTACGAAGACGGTGCAGCTTACAGGCAATCTCCCTTCTGGGTTATCCATCCAGTTTTGCACTCGGCCTGTACGAGCGATCAATTCTGCTGTCATTAAACTAAATCATCTAAGTGTGGTGGTGCATAATTTGGTCCTTTAAGAACCTTACCGTCATCACGGTAAATAGGTTTTCCATCTTCATCCAACTTAGACATGTTGCTTTCATGCACTCGATGCAACGCTTCGTCTAAATCCCAGCTCATGTTAGCAGCGTACTGATAACACACATAAACTAAGTCAGCTAACTCTTTTAAACAATCTGCTCTAAAGGCATTGTTCTGTCTAAACAACATACCATCTGCCTCAAGAAACTCTTTAAATTCCTCAAGGATTAAGTCTTTTTGTTTAGTCCGATGTGGCCGATCCGTGATGTTGCCAATCGCATACTTCGTCCGAAACTCCTCCGCTTGCTGGCTTAGGAATGTCTTGTGTATGTCTGGTGTAATCGTTAGCGACATGTTCTAGTTCATTGGTTAGGTAATGGATAGCTTTTGTTAGATCCTGAATAGAATCTTCTTTGTAACCCACCCTGCAAATATACTTGATAGCATTTCCAAGGTGGTAGTTAAGTCCTTGATCTCTAATGAAATCCCAGACTTCTATGGAACCCCGTTTATAATATTGGGGTCCATAGGATTGGTTCTTCACGGTCATAGTCGTAGTTTTCGTGTTGTAAAATCTTAGCTAAACGTGCATTAAGCAGAGCATCATCGTCTGATAATCCTCGTTCTCTAAAGGCTTGGCAAATTGCTTCCCACTTAGAGTCATGTTTGTTTAGTAATTCTAATGCACGTTTCACTCCTATTCCTGGGCAACCTGAGTAACCATCTGTAGGATCGCCAGCTAGCGATTGTATTAGATGCCACTTGTCCCCATCTTCTTTTGTAATCTCTTCAACATCATCCGTAAGATTCCATAGAACCCCAGGGATTTGTTTCATATCTTTGTCAGGACTTACTACAATAAAATCTTCATTCATATACTTAGGGTTGGTCGCATCAATTCCAATGGAATCATCTGCTTCTAATCCTTCACGGCATACGAAATTGTAGTTATCTCTACAATGGTTGACCAATCTTCTATATCCTAGAGGCTTACGCCTATTTCGATGTCCCTTGTAATCGGGATAAATTTTCTTTCTAAAATTTTTAGAACTAGAGAAATGTAAGATTAAATCATCATCCATCATAGCAGTCTTGACTTTCTTTATTTCTCTCTCAAAGATCTTCAGAACGCTACTAAAGTTGGATTGTGCTATAATAACATCATTTCCAAAATCAATACCTTCTTCACACGCTTGAGCAGCCTTATAGGCTAGAAAATCACAGTCAATTAATAGCATTAGTGTACCTCGGCCCAATTATCACCTATATTTGCATCAGCAGCTATAGGGATTCTCAGTTTGTAGTATTCACCAGCTTGAGCAGCAGACATCTTACAAGTAAAAGCAACGTATTTCGCCAATGATGGTGGCGATGCTAGTACCTGTTCGTCATGCACAAAGGCGTACCTTTCATGCTCAAAGTTAGATATTTTTAAGTTCTCGTCTGTAAGTAGACACCAACGTTTAGCAACCACCCCTGCGGATGACTGTAAAAGGAAGTTTAATGCCTTATGTCCAGAATTAACATGTATTTCACGTCCATCTATAGAACGTATCGTACCTTTTTCAGCAACTTTTTTAGTAGCTTCAACTAGATCTTTCAGGCCAGGAATTGCTTCCATGTATGCCTTTCTAATCTCAGCTCCCTTTTTCTTTGCGTCTTCAGGTGATAGCATGTTGTCATATGATAAGCCTAGTTTCTGGTTTCCCCCGCCATATAAAAAGCAGTAAGTTACAGTCTTGACTTGTCTACGAGTTATGCCAATCTTGTCAGCATTTTCTTGGTGAATATCTCCGTTAAGTAATACGTCTGCATATCTTCCTCCATCGTAACGGGCAAGATAATGTGCAAACATTCTTAACTCAATCCCTGCAAGGTCACTGTCAATCAGTTTCCATCCAGGTTTTGTAATAAACAACTCACGACAATCCTTATCGGAACTGACTTGTGCCAGATTCGGTGTTGCGTGGGCCATTCGGTGCGTGGCAGCCCCTATAAAACAGGAGTGGTGAAGTCTGCCATCCTTGACTAACTTCAACCATGCATTACTGCCTTGCGACAACATTCCGAGCTTCTTTTGTATAATCAGAATCTCAAGGAATAGTAATGCTTCATCTGTACCTATCTCTTTTAAAACAGTCTCATCAATGACTGGTTTACCAGTAGGCGTTAATTTGTTTGGGTTCCAATCTTGAAAAGTTTTGAACCACCAAGCGATGTGTTCTCTGCTACTAGCATTGAACTCTTTTAAGCGTTGCATTTCGCAACCTTTAACGTAACCTTGCTTGGCGTTGTCACGTTTTGGTGTGAATGAGTTACCAGGAACATAACTACATATGGCCTGAGTGGCCTCTCTAAGCTCCTCTAGGCGGTTCAAAAGCTTGTTCTCTAACTCTTGGGCTTTCTTAACATCCAAGGGCCATCCAACTCGTTTTTGATCCTGCATCAATTCAGCGAGGCGATGCTCTAAGATGATGGGTTCAGGTATTTTTGGAAATGTTTCCATAGTTTTGTGAGTACAGCGACATCTTGTTTGCAGTATTCCTGCATCTCAGGGGTCCAATCTTTCCAGTCAGTTGTCTGACCGTACTCCCCTTTACGACACCTTAACCGATACCCGTAGGCTTCAAGGCTATGTGACCCATACAATTTAGCTGGCATGTCACGCCATTTCCTTGTAAGATCAATGTCTAAGAGGTTTGGATGGTAAAATCTACTGAGAATTAAGGTGTCCCAGTGTTTAGCCATGAGTTTTCTAAAGAATGGGTAGTGCTTTTGTGCTTGTGCTACGTCATACGCTATCCCGTTATGAGATACGATATTGTCACAAGCCATTAGGCTGTTTAGTCCGTTACAAATAGAACGGCTAGCAGCCATAGGTAATTCTTTAGGGTTATCCGTATATTTCTCATCGTTATACTCCTCTACAAGACCTGTATCCAGATCTTGAGTGACTATACAATGAATACGGGTGGAATCTAGCCCATCTGTCTCCATGTCAAAGGCTAGGTTGAGGGTTTTTTCCATGAATAGGTTTTATCTTTGAACTGTGCCTTAGCAACAGCCTCTGATGATGGTGGTTTCGGTCTTTTTAAGTATGTGTACCAAGGGTGTTCATACTCACTTCCTTCAAAAATCCGTGGTCGGGTTGAACTCTTGTTCGGGTTTAATTGCATGAAAGTTACAAGTGTCTGAGTCGTAGTTAAGGTTACAGGCTACTCCGAGTTCTCCGCAGTATCTATTTTTAAGTACCCGCACAGTAGTTGAAGCTTTCGATTTATCTGCCTGCTGATCCCGTTCAAGCGCAATAATTCCATCTGACAATTGACCAATGCTGTGCGAGCCTCGAAGTTGTCCAATATTGACTCTGGCTCCTTCTTCGTGGTTATGATCACTTTGGGTTCGTCTGACATGTGATACAAGAAATAGTGAAATACCTGTTCTCTCGACTAGAGAACGTAAGCGGGTCATAGTTTGATCCAGCATCCTCCTCTCATCTCCTTCGAGTCCAGACATGAGGATACTAATATGGTCTAAGAATATAAAACGACACTCCAATCCACTGGCAAGGTACTCGATCCTGTTAAAGATAATGTCAGGATCAAAAGACCCAAAGCCATCGAACATGTAAAGATTCCAATTAGCAATGGTATCACGAAAATACTCTTTAAGTTGTTGCTCATTGTATTCACCGAGGTGTAGGTTTTGATTGACAGCGGAGGACATTAATCCAAGTGCTGTTCTTCTATTGTTTGCTTCAAGCTCCACGACCCCAACTGATTCTCCCTTTTGTAATAGGTCAGTTGCAAGTTGGCGACAGAAACTTGTCTTTCCGCTACCAGTGCCAGCAGTAATCGTTGTAAGTTCTCCCAGCCTGATCCCGTGTAGCTTCTCGTTGAGTCCTTTGAATGGGTATTCATGGGTACATGGTGCTTCGGGTGTTGTTATTAATTCAAGTAACGATTTAGCATCAACAATTCCGTCAGGGCGATACGTCTTTGCGTCCCATATAGCTTTGCGAATTGCTTCGGTGTCACCTGCCTGAAGGGCTTCAGACGCATCCTTGTATTTCTCAAGTACAGCAATTTTGGCCTTTCCAGCTGGT